AACTAAGGAAAGTACATTCTGATAGGGGACCCGGCAAGGTTTCGAGCTCTAGTTTAAAACCGAGATCTTCAGCAGCTTTAAAAAGATTTACCAAACGGTAATCTTTTTCTGCAATACTGTCGTCACCAAATGCCTTCAAGGCGATTTCATAGTACGCATAGACGATTTCGATGTACTCAGAGACATGTTGGGACACTGCATATAAGATTACAAAGATCAAAGCTAGTGTATTATCTACCAACGTGTTTATCTGGCCCGAGGGGTTTTTTCCGAATTTCATGCAGAGTTTACCATCGATACCGATAATTAGGCTGTCTGAGACTTGCTCTAAATACCAGTTCTTGGCCCGGTTAAGTTCAACATCTGTAAATCCGGATGAGTCGGGACGATTGATCAAAGACTTGTTGCGTGCTTCGTAAATAATGGTCTGAATACATTTATTTACGGAGGCTTCCATATGGGAAGCGTCTGCACAATAAAATTCTTTAGATTTATTTCTAAGCAAAGACTCGCTAAGATTATGCCACCCTCCATAAAATGGATTAAGGCCAATTGCCATCCATGAATCCTGACCATTATTCCTGATCATTTCATCATTTTGGTTTTTGTAAAGCATAAAACCTACAATATGTGTGATAAGATCACCACACATAAATGTTCGAGTTTTTCTTTTAGAAATATCTTCGTGATTGATTTTTTCAATAGGGCGAATTTCTTCTTTAGGTGAAGTCAACCAAAATACTTCGGTATAACGTTCGCCATTGAATTGGTAATCAATCTTACCGTGTTCAAAAACTTGTCGAACAACTTGTTCGACAAGCTCCAATTGACCACCTTCGGCTTGCGGTTTAAGCACATCTCGTTTTGTTTTGTATTTTTGATTCCAGGGAAAACCTGGTGAGGCAGAAAGTTCCATCGCGCTTACTGCGAAGTCGAAACTCATTGTTTCTGCTCTCATTTGATACATAAAGATGTGGTTAAAGGCTTGCTCGGTAAATTCTTTTCTCAAAGGATCTGGGTTCCAAGTATATGCTTTTCTATACTTGTCAAAATCTCGCTCTAAATAAGGGCGTTCCATCACAGCCGG